ATTCTGGTGGCGTGGTAAAGAATATACTACAAATCTGTTAGATGTAGTGCGTAAACCAGGTTTAATTAATGATGATCCTTTTATTGAAAGAGTTCCAGTAGTTCCTGTTAATACTGAGGACTTACGTGAAGGTGGAGGAGATCAAGGAACAATTGAGTAACAATTTGTGTGTTATTGTGATGCCAGTTTAGTCTATAGCTAGGCTGGCTTAGCAATATTTATTGGAAACCTGTATACTGTAGTGGATGATGATTGCAGGCAGGTAGTCAGAAAGAGGTTATACTCGCACCATCTATCAAATGATAGAGTGAAGGATTAATCATCTCACCTGATGTTGAACTTATCACGACTATAATCTAGTCTAAACAGAAACTAGAAGTCATTTCCCGTTATTAGCCATATATAAAGCCTGGTTGAGCCAGTATGGATTCTTAATTAGTATGATGCTTTGCACAATGATCCAATGCGGATAAGAGTGTAGGACGATAGTCTAACAAGGATATAATGTATTTACAACTGTGATAACATGGGAGTATACTAGAATCTCTCCCAACACACAATAATTATAATCACTAACATAGGAGACATAATGAAAACTAAAAATGATATAAAACGTGAAAAAATACTCGCTATTGATTCTAATCTCAATATTGTTATTATTAACAATAAAACATATGTTGATAATAAATATGCTGGTTTAGTAGAAGTTCAGGTAATAGATAATAAAATTATAGTGATAAATCCTCAAGAAGGATGGAAAGAACGTGTAGATCATGCTGTTAAAGTAATAATAAAAGAACAAAAAGATGCTTATTCTGAATTAACAGAGATTGCTGAAAATGCTGGAATAAAAATGGAATCTATTTTAGAAATTGAAAGGAATTAATATGTTAGTAAGACCACACAATCCTGAAGAAAATCAAGTAAGAAACGCTTTAATGGCTCTATGGACTATTGAAGAAGGATTAAGAGCATATAGTGCTGATAAGCTTTATGCACATCACATAGATATAGTAAAACAATACATCAAGGGACAAAGAGATGTATTAAACCAACAAACAACCGAAAGGAAATAATAATGATAAAAACAACCAGAGCTACAGAGATAAAGGCTGTTGAAAAAGTACTTGCATTGAGAAAGAATGGTGCAACTTTAACTGATGCAAAGGCTGTTGTAGCTAATGAATTAAACGTAAGTGTATATAAATTAACTATGTGGCTTAGAAAGAATGGTACAAAAAAGACTACACCAGTTAATAGGAATACTGTTCACACACAAGATTATTCATTTAATGATATGTCTACTGGTGTTCGTGGTGTATTGAGATCAATTATTAATCAAGACGGTCAATATACTATCAAAGAAGCTAATGCAGTTGGTAAATTGTATAGTGCTGAGATTAGTAAAGCTAAAGTGTTGATTGATATTCATAAACTCAATACTAAAACAAATGATAACAACACTCTACGCCTCAACTAATACGTTAGAGATATTAGGGGAGGGTATTCGTATTCTCCCCTAATAATATTGGAGGTATTATGACTAAAACATGCTATAAATGTAAAAAAGTTAAGAAAAATACTGAGTTTTATAAGAAAAGCTCTAACAAAACAGATAAACTTTCTGGTAGATGTAAGAAGTGTGATGATATTTTAAAAGCTACTTGGAGGAAGAATAATCCTAAAAAAGTTAAGGCTTATGAAAAAAAACGTTGGAGGGATGGTAAAAAAAGAGCAGCTGATCTTGAAAGAAATAGAAGATATCGTTTAGAAATGTCTGATTCTTATATGATTGAATTAATAACTAAAAAATCTAAAACATTAAAGCCAGAAGATTTAACTGATGAATTTATAGAAATGTATAGGCTTAATTTAAAACTTAAAAGAGCATTAAGAAAGAATCCACTGAAAGGACAAAAACTAAAACCATCAACATAGGAGATAATATGCGAAAAGCCAAAGAACGAAAGCTTGAATTAAAACGTGTTAGAACCAGAAATAAGATAGCTAAAAAGGATAAGCAAAAAAATCGTGTTGCAGATAATGCTGTTATACGTGAAGAAATGGGTAGTGATTTTCAGATTATAAGTGATATAGTTTATACTTTTACTCCTAAAGAATCTTTAGTACTATGAAGACAATTAAAGTATTAACAGAAACCAACAAAGAATGGCATAAAATTGAAATTGGTACAATACTGCGTGTAAATGATGAAGCAGCTAAGAAATTTGTAGATGCTAATGAGGCAGAATACGTACCTAAATCTAAATGGAAAGAACAAGAAGCAAATAAGTAAAATTAAAGGGTGGATACGTTTCTAATAACCTTGATGAATAGAGTGATCCGCAAGATACTCGCCTAATAACTATTCACCCTTTAAATTAATCACCAACATAAGGAGAAAAACAATGAACTCTTTTATTAATGAGTTACTAGAAAATCAAACCAACACATGGGTTAGATATGCCGAAACTATAGCTATGGAGGATATTAATGAAGAATGCGAAGTATTCTTACCAGAAGAATCTAAACAATCTAATTATAAAAAAGGAATATAGTTTTCCTGGTAGTATCTGGTTTAAGTATGTTGGTGAGATAACCGAGGATGAGGCCATGGAATTCCAGAAAGAGTCTGGGTTTCATCCTCAAGGTTACGGGTTTTTTGGTTTTACATGTAATGATGGTATCTCTAGATGGAGTTCCTTTAATTCATGTGAATAATTGAGTGATTGTCCTCAAGAGACGATGATCAGTCGGATAAAGGGGATGGTTTCTCGAAGGTTTCTATCCCCTTAAAATTTGAGGGTTAATACAAAGGGCAACGGAAGGTGTCCTATTGGAGTTGTCTCACAGGGAAAAGTAACTTTAATAAGTATTGACCCTCAATAATATAAGGAGAAATAATGAATATTAGTGAATGTTGTGGATCTATACCTTGGAATGATACTGATATCTGTGCTGAATGTAAAGAACATGCAAATTTTATAAATTTTATAGAATATAATACACAAATTCTAAGGAGAACAAATATGAATGAAAGGATACTTAAAATGATACAAAAAAGATTAGAAGTTGGTGAAAGAAAATATGGTCATGAAAATGTTGAAAATGATGGTAGAAATTTCACAACTGAAGCTTTAGAAGAAGCACTAGACTGTGCTGTATATCTAGCAGCTAAGTTAATAGAAATACAAACTAGGAATGAAACTGCTGAAGATATTCATGAAGGTGTTGAAGAATTAGCTAGGAAAGGAATTAATGAATCCATTGCCTAATCATTGTATAGAATGCGATACACCAACAATGGATATTCTATGTGATAAATGTAAAGATGAAGAAATAAGTAATTGTTGTACAGCTATCTTTACATATCCAGGATGGCCTGATAGTGATGTATGTAGTAAATGTAAAGAACATGCAGATATATGGAAGGAAGAAGATGGGTAAAGTAAAAGAAAAATTAATTGAAGATATGATAAAACATCCAGAATTATATAATGGTCATGTTGATTATGATTTTTGGATGCAATGTCGTAAAGAAGAACTTCTTGAAAGAGAAGGAATGGATAGTAAATCTCATAAACAGAAAGGAAATAAAGATGGAAAAGTATCAACAAGGTGACGTAGTAATGTTTAAAGTAGATGAAAAATACTTTAATAAAAATACTAGAGCTAATAAAGAATGTAAAGTAGGATATCAAGGTGGTAAAGATGAGCATGCTATAGTAGCATTTGGTGAAGTAACTGGTCATAAACATCAAGTTAATATGAAAGATATGGTTGAAGAAGCTGGTGTAACGCTTAGTATGGGCTATAATCGTCAAGCAGGTGTAGATGTACCTGAAGGATTTGCAGTTATGGATGCTCCTGTAACCATTACTCATGAAGAACATGATCCTGTTGAATTACCTCCTGGTTACTATATGGTAAGAATTGTACGTGAACATGATCATATAGCAGGGAGAACTCAATATGTTGCAGACTGAAACCAGTAAATCAAGAAAACAGCAATGTGATGATTATATTGGCAAATATATTGCGAATAAAGAACTAGAATGGCTTATAGAACATGGTAAAATACGTGAATCTATATATTTCAAAGGTGCAACTGGTGATAGATATACTATCTATGTAGCTACTCGAAGAAATGCTAATATAATAGATTTTCATACTGTATATAATAGTTATAGTTATGGAACTGGACTTGGGTCACATATAGGCACTCTTAGAGGTTATGTATTAACAATGAATGAAGGTGGTAATCCCTGGCGTTATGGTCCGTATGGTACTGGATTCACTTTTAAGCAATTAATGCGTCAAGGTGTAATGTCTTGTGAAAATCCATGGACAATAAGATATTGTAGGTCTGCTTATTTTGTTAAACTTAAGGATAAAACAGAGTTTACTCCTTGGAAAGGTATGCGGATAAATATCAAAGATGGAACTCTTGTTAATAAGCCTAATAGAATATCTAGGAAATATTATAATACAGCTAAAGAACAAGATAAAGTTCAACGTAAACGTAATCGTCTTGCCAATAAAAATAACGCTGAAGCACTTAAACGCTACAGAAAAGCTGGTGGTAGTACCACAGAAGCCAGAGATGGTTGGAAAGATGGTCGTTGGCACAGAGCTGAAGTAGGTGCTGGTACTGAGAATATTAATTGGGATATGATTCCTATGGATGATATGTTTAAACATCGTAATGCAACATTAAGAAGTAATATTCTTGAACATTATGGAATAAATGCAGTGTTAGAAACATTGGACTATAATACTGTTGATATTGATTTCATTGATGGACGTGAATATAAACTCTTAGATGTATTAATACCCAATCTAGCTAATAGACAACAAGTGAGCGAAAGATGTTTATACCTGCAAATGCTTAATCCATCTACTGGAGAAAGTCATTTTGAAGGTATACAGAATGTAGGTGGTTGGAATGCACCTAAAGAAGCTACTGTAAAAGCAGCTCTTTCTTGGCGTGATGGAGATAGAGATATGGTAGTAGGTAATGGCTGGGAAGATCGTGATAAAGATGTTCATTACATAAAACCAATCAAACTAACATAAGGAGACATAAATGAAAACATATGATGTTATACTTTCATACCCTATAAAGGTAAAAGCTGAAGATAAAGCACATGTAAAAGAAATCATCATGGACAATGAACATTTAGGTAATGTCTCTAATTTAACCATCGAAATCAAGGAGATAAAGAATGGAAAATGAAAAGTTCACAATAGTAGGTGAAATAGGTGAAGATAAAGTAATTGCATTCAGAAATAAAACTTCTGTCGCACTGGATACTACAGGTGAAAAACTTACCTTTAGCGACTTTACATACTCCTTTGAGGAGGTGCTATCCATAGCAAAGAAGATAAAACAGTTACAATCAGATAGAGAAGATATAGGCTCTTCTGTTGGATCTGTTTAAATATAGCAATAGGGGTAGAATTAATTTTCTGCCCCTATGTTATTTTCCTTGATAATGTGATTCAGCTCACAGTATATTTACCATGTGAATAATGAATCCTTAATAGAAGATATAGTAATAAAATCCTATTTAGAATTGTATCTTCGTTCTTTAAATGAATCTAGATCTCATAAATTTATTCAAACAATAAAGAAACGAATGATAGAACTCATTAAGCGTAAACAACAAAAACCTCAATAAAAGGAGACCCCAATCGTGGAAGAAACTACTAATTCTACAGAAACTTCTGTTCCTGAAACTACTGAATTACATTGGAAGTCAGATAAGATTGATAAACTTGCATCTGCTTTATCTAAAGCTCAATCTGAAATGAAAGGTGCTGAAAAGAAATCAATCAATCCATTCTTTAATTCTGGTTATGCTGATCTACATACTGTAATTGAATCATCATTTCCTCATTTAACGAATCACGGATTATCTGTTATCCAAGGCAATGAATCTAGACCAGGAGAGTTCTTTGTAACAACTATGTTATTACATGAATCTGGTCAATGGATAAGATCTAGACTTAAAATGCCAGTTGAAAAAGCTACACCTCATAGCGTTGGAAGTGCAATAACATATGGCCGTAGATATGGTTTATCTGCAATAACAGGCTTAGCACAATATGATGACGATGGAAATGTAGCTTCTCAAAGTAAAGGCATTACTCAAAATCACGCTAAAACTATAACAACTAATCAAGGAGCATAAAATGGCTATTAAAACAATGGCAAAAAATACAGGTGGACTGTATTCTGAAGGCTGGCATGAACTTACTATAACTAAGGCTACCGATGGTAATTGGCAAGATAAAAGAGTTATAGATCTTAATTTTGAAGGCTATAGTGATAATATGCAACATCGTATATTTGAAACTCAAAATAAGACAAGTGGTGAAGAATTCAAGATTGCAAATCTATTTAGATATGCATGTGCTGGTATCCTTGGTGTCTTAAAAGATCCAACAGGAAAAAATCCTGTAATTCAATATGATGATGAAGTAGAGAATTTAGTAGGTACTCGTATTAATGCTTTATTCGTCAAGAAACATAACTCAACTACTGGCAAAGATTATGTTGAAATATATGATTTAGTACCTGTAGTTCAAAAAACAGAACATCTAACATATACTGAAGATGATGTTGCTCACTTAAAAGCTAAAGTTGAAAATAGACAATCTACAAAAACAACTCCTAGCGTTAATGGTGTTAATACTGTTACTACAGATACTGCAACAGCAGATATCCCTTTCTAGTATATAATGCATTATTAAGGGGTCATAGAAATATGGCCCCTTTTTATCTATGTCCAAAAAACCTGACGATATTAATAACCAATTACTAATTGCTCTTGATAGACTAGAATATGCTACTGAACTTATTAAGATGTGGGTTGGATATGCAAACAGTCATTTAAGTGATACTGAAAAAATGTTACTTAAATTATATAAAGAATTCTTAGGAGAAAAAGATGCCTAAAACTATCCCATTTAATATAAATAGAAGTCTAAATAAAAAAGATAAATCTAAAATAAGTAGTAGAAAATACAACAGACTTCATGGTATTTGTAGGGATGGTTCATCAAGTAGCAGAGAAATGGCACAAGCTACTCGTTTCAATATGTATAGAAGAATACGAGAAGAAAAAAAAGATCCATATACAAAACATCCTCTATCATTTGAAGAATTTGATAATATTCCAGGTATTGAAGATTTAATAGAGAAGAAAGAATTTTTAGGAGAAAAAGATGAGAATAAAAGCAAATGATCTATATGTAAAATTAGTTAAACCTTTCTATGGTCATAATAATTGGAGAACAAAGTCTATAACTATAGGTAAAGTCCTCAATTATGGAGCAAATCCCGAAAGAGGTAGAAAATTAATTAAAGATGGAATCGCAATAGAATATAAAGGAAAAAAATGAGATGTCATAATATATCAACAGATAACCATTCTTTATACATAAACCCTAATGGCATTTGTAATAAATGTCAAGCAATTAAAGATAAAAAACTTGAAAATGGGATTAAATCCCACCTATTTAAGGAGAAAGAATGAGTAATTATTTTAAACAATTAATGAATATAGCAAAAGATATAAAAGGAAAATCAGGAATTCATATGGTTTCAGTATCTCATGATAACTGGTGTAATATGCTAAAAAATAATAAAAAAGCATGTAATTGTAATCCTGATGTTGAAAAACAAATAAAGGAATAAAAATGATAAAAGAATTTGCAGCTGGATTAGCAAATCGTCATCATTTTGGAGATGTTCATGATATAGAAAAATGGGTAGGTATGGCACAAGATACTTTCATGTCCCTATGGGATTATGATGGTCATGTAATTGACTATGTTAAAGAGAAAGGTACTCTTGCATCTTATGATGGAATGCTATATATGCCAGATGAATTTCTTCTTGATGTCGATGGAGAAAACCCCGATAAAGCTAGACAAAAAACTATAGGATTATGTATTTTATTAGATGATTTATGTATACCATATCAAGTATACTTTTCTGGTACTGGATTTCATTTAGGTATACCAGGATCTTCATTTAGATGGAAACCTGCACCTGATCTACATCTTAAAGTAAAAGATGAGTTGTTAGCCAAAGGTATTTATGAATATGCAGATGTATCTGTATCTGATAAAACAAGACTTATAAGAGTAGTTAATACCCTTAATAGTAAATCAAGATTATGGAAAATTCCTCTTACAAACGCTGAATTACATAAACCCATAGCAGAAATACAAGCTTTAGCAAAGGGTAAAAGAAGTACTTATAAATGGCAAACATTAGAATGTGAGCCTGTATTTGATGTATTAAAGCGTAAAACTATTGCAAGTGATAAAACATTTGAAACTGTAACTCTTGGTAGAAATCCTGATCCTGTATGGTATCCATGCATACAAACTATGTTAGCAGGTACCGGTCAAGGATCTAGACATCAAATAGCTTTACGTATAGCAGGATTCTTCAGATGGAGATACCCTGAGCATATAGTAAGATTAGTTATGGAAGACTGGAGACAAAGAGTAAATCTTGATACAAGTCCATTTGCCAAAGAAGAAATGGATAAAATAGTTACCGATTGTTATGAAGGTCATAATGGGAATGGCTATAATTATGGCTGTACTGACATCCATATGGATAATCATTGTCAATCTACATGTAGACTATATAAAGCTAAGAAATCTCAACATATGATGGATGCTAAAACTATGGAAAAAGAGTTGGTTGAATTTCTTACAAGAGATCAAGATCCTATAAATATAGGTAAATTATATGGACAAGATTTTCCTATATATCCAGGTGAAGTAGTAATCTTACAAGCACCACCTAAGTCTATGAAAACCATGCTCTTACAGAGTTGGGTTCAGAAACTTAAACGTCCAACATACTTTATTGAAATGGAAATGTCACCAAGGCAGATGTGGATGCGATTTGTTATGATGGAAAAAGGATGGGATGAAGAGCAATTAAAAACACATTACAAACAATTTGCTAATGGTATTTCTCAGAATTTTGATTGGCTTACCATAGACTACAATAGTTGTTATGCTCATGAATTAAATAAAAGAATAATGATGTTACCATATAAACCTGAAATAGTTGTGGTAGATCATATGGGTCTATTTAGATCACAAAAACATGATAATAACATGAAAGTAGAAGAAGTATCCCAAGCTTTAATGGAAGTAGCTATACAAAATAATGTAGTAGTATTTGCTATATCTGAAATAACAAAACAAGCATTCCATGAAGGTATGGATATTACCTCAGCAAAAGGCTCTTTTCGTATAGGATATAATGCTAATAAAGTATTATCCTTAACCCCCTATAAAGATGAGAATAACCTTGTTAAGTCTTTGAAGATTGTATGTACAGCTAATAGAGAAAGAGAAAATCTTGATCTTGAACTAAATGTAAATGGAACTCAAATAGGATGATACAGATTACTAAATGGTTAGAACCTAATGATGACACCT